GGAACCGCAGCGCTTGCGCCGTCTTATGTATCGTCGATAGTCGATTATGGACGGCGCAGGAGGGGCGTGTGAAGCAGGGTGCGGTGATCTGCGGCTTGGCTATTGTGGGTGTGCTGGCGGCCTCGCCCGCCTCAGCCGATATGTCCAAGGCGTTCGGCAATACGATCGTGTCCCATTATCCGAATGGACAGTGGGTCCGGCACTATTTCGAGCCGGATGGACGCTACACCTCACAGTTTTCGGACGGGCGACGTGTGGCGGCCCGCTGGTCGGCTGAGGGTGACAAGATTTGTTTGTCCGGCTTCAGCCCGCGTCAGATCCTGCCGCGCTTTTGCAGCCGGATGGTCGAAGCCGATGTCGGCGACACCTGGCGCGCCCGCGATCCCTTGGGACGCTCCATTCGCAACGAACTGATCGCTGGGCGTCGCTGAGGCCTTGCCCTGAGCGGCGTCACCCTCTAGACGCGACCGCCTACCCGATGCGGATGTGGCGGAACTGGTAGACGCACTGGATTTAGGTTTCTGCTCATCCAGCTCCCTCCGCCTTGTTTTCACTGATGATTTCCGAAATCTCCACTTCGGTGTGGGGGGATTTGTGGCCTAGAGCCGCAAGGACATCGGCGTCTGAGACGTGGGCATAGCGAGCTGTCGAGGTGATGCTCTCGTGCCCGAGAAGCTGCTTCACCACAGCGAGATTTCCCGAGGCCTTCAGTGCCGTCGTGGCGGCGTGGTGGCGCCTGTCATGGACCGGCCGCGCGTCGACGATCCTGGCGGCTTTCAACGCGGCCTGGGAGGCGGCTTGGTGCCCTCTGGGTGTGATGGCCTGGAGCTTGCCGTCTGGCCTCTGTCGGAACCAGACCGTGGCCAGATCGGCATCTCTGGCGCGCCCCATCCGAGCCTTCATGTCCGAAAGGTCGTCGGGGAGGAGAGGGAGGTAATGCGTTCCGCCGTTCTTGCGGGCGCGAAGAGCCACCCGGCCTCCGACGACATCGATGGCGTCCAGCGGGAAGAAGGCTTCGGTCAGGCGGACGCCGTAGCGATTGATGAAGTCGAACAGGGGGCGATGCCACTCGGGCAGGCCGGCGCGCCAGGCATTGATCTCATCGCCGCTGAAAGTGCGGGTGCGACCCTTAGGCTCCTTCAGACGCAGATCGCTCCACGGTATCTCGCGGACCTTCAGCTCCAGGTTCCGGCGAGCGAACCGCAAGATCGGCCTAAGGGTGGTGTCGATCAGGTCGCGGTTTACCGTGCTGTTGGAGGGCAGCTTGCCTTGGCGCGTGGTCTCGACACGGCGCCGACTGATAGCGGCCTGGACCTCGGCCGCGCCGATGGTCGAGATCAGAGCATCCCCGTCGAAGTGACGCAGCATGATGTTGAGCCGAAAGCCGACGGTGGCCTCGGCCTTGGTGCCCGCCACCTTGGCCTTGAACCACTCCACTGAGACCTCCTTCAGCGTTTGCTCTTGGAGCGCGTCAGATGCTCCCAGGGCAAGATCTCGGCGGAGGCGTTCGAGGTGCTTCTGGGCGTCGCCCTTCTTGATGCAGCGCGTCGTGCCGCGATATCGCTGACCCGCGAACTGGAAGTCGTAGTGCCAAGTGTCGCCGCGCCGATAGAGGGACATGTTTCGCCTCGCGTGTAGGTGTCGAGGTCGTCAGAGCGGATGCGCCACTGGCGGCCGGTTTTGATCGCCGGGATGTATCTGGCGTTGATGAGGTTCAGGACCGTCTTTTCGGAAAGTCGGAGCGCGGCACAGACTTCCTTCAGGGTGAGCAGCGTCGGGATCGCGGATGCGGTTGATGTCGACATCAGCTACCCCCAAACATCTGGGCGATTACCGAATTTGCGGTACCGCTTGGGCCAGCACGCAGGCTGGAAATCGGGCGCTCGCTCAGCCGCGCCAGCTTGTCGCCAAGCGCGCGCAAATCGACAATGGACCACGCCTCAGCTCGATTGTCTTTTTGGAAGGAGCCTAGGATTTCCAGGCCAAACTCGAGCGTGGGGAGCGGGATCAATCCATCGAACTGTTCGACAGCGGCAGCGGCATCGGCTGAGAGGCCTGGCAGTTCTGCAGCCCTGATCCGCGGCCGGATCACCAGCAGATAACGAAACACTGGCGGGAGCATGAGCTTGTTGATCGCGGCGCTCAGGACAGCTGGAGGCATGTCGATTGGCGCCTCGATCGCTCTCGGCATCTGTCCGGCGTAGTTGAGGACATACAGCGCGCCAAGATCTGCTGACCTTCCCGACTCTGTGAGAGGAACGCCCACATCGCTCAGGGCGCGCCGAAGCATGATCTGCGCGACGTGGAGTGTGTTGTAGACGCTGCTTCCAGCATCGGATGCCTTGATGATGCCTCGGCGGCGCCAGTCCCTGAGCAAGTCGCTGGAGACGCCTGTTATTCGCGAAACCTCAGACGGCCCGTATTTGGTGAACTCGAGGTGGTATTCGTCTGAAGCGGAGGTCTGCGTCATGGGTGTGAGATTGCTCACAACTTCGATGGCGTCAAGCATTTTGTGAGACATCCCACAGGGCGCGTTGTAAGGCCCACTCGATTTCGCAGGCCAGTGGCATCCGGCCGATCAGGTCGCTGTTGTGGAAACAATCCTCCACGGCCTCCTTTTGGGCGCGCGTCAGGCGCTTCGGGATCATCGGATAGCCGGGGTAGGTCATTGCGATCCGTCTCCCGTCTCTGGCGTGGTCGCCTCGGCCCCCTCGTCGCGAGCGAACGCCGCCACGGTGACCCCGCCGAAGCTAGGCTCGCGGTCGCTGTCATGGCCTTCGTCGTCGCATTGGGCGCCTTCGTCTTCGCTCTCGTCCTCCCGATCGTCGTCTGGCCCCTGAAGCCAAGCGTCCTGCGATCCCTGCCAGGAAAGGGCGGGGACGGCCGCCGACAGGCTCGGCTCGTCGTCGCCGGCGGGCTCCAGGTCAGGATCGCCGTCGATGTCGTCCAAGACGTTGATGAGGCGGTCAATCAGCCGGCAGACCTGAGCGCGGAACTGGTGACGGGTGGCGGCGGGGTGGATGACCAGATCGGCGCTCATTGGCTCCGCGCCCCGTTCAGCCACATCACCACCTGGGTCAGGATCATGGCGACGTCGGGCGAGGCTTCGTCGCGGTCGTGCAGATCGCGGAGCAGGGCGGCCAGCTTGATCTGGGCTTCACCTGCCTTCGTTACCGGCCGGGCGACGAACTCGCGCCAGAGGCCGGCTTCAATGTCCAGCAGCGCGGTGACCTGCTCGTCGGTATCGACGGCGACGCAGGCGGCGCGAGCATAAGTCGCGAGGCTGCTGAGGGTCATGAGAGGGATGGTCTGTGCGATGGGCACAGGTGTGCTATTGGCGTGTGCAGCCATGACCTGATCTCCTAAGGATCGGTTGCGGTTAGGGCTGGGGGGAAGTTGGCGCTTCCACCCGGCCTGTTTTTATGGTTGCATCTAATTAATGATAAATGCAACCACGAAATCACGAGGCCGACCGGCGACTGGAAAGGGCACACCTGTCCAAGTTCGGCTTCAGCCCGATCTCATTGAAAAACTGGATCGATGGCTAGGCGCAGAGGCCAGGCACAAGGGACTTCCGAAGCCGAACAGCCGGGCCCACGGCATCCGACAAATCCTACAGGACAGCCTGGGTGACTGAGGCGGTCGAGAAGATCGCCTACACCTACAAGGAGGCGGTCGCCGCTACTGGCGCCAGCCGTAACACGCTCTCGAAGATGGTCAACAGTGGCGAGATCCAGGCGCGCCATCGCGGGCGCCGGGTCTTCATTCCACGGGCCGAGCTGGAGAAGCATTTCGGTCAAATCCCAGATTGAATGGGTCACCGGTGACCCGCCAATGTCGTTGTTTTGGCTCGACAATCTGACGGATTGCCGGAACGGGATACCTGTAACCCATTTTGCGCCCGAGGATTATTTAGCGAAGACAATGGCTTAGGCCTGCCGCAGGTGTGCGTAATGTGTGCTCGCTCAGAGAGCGTGTGCACAGAACCCGACGCCTGGCCTTCATCCGGCTTTTCTTCTTTTCATCCACGGCAAATCTCGACCTTGGGTTCGAGCCGCCTTGTGCGAACGGAATGGGAACGCTTACGCTCGTCCCAGTAGCGTAATCACCAACCGAATCTCACAGGATGAGGCAATGACCTTTCCGCAAATCAATCACCCCGAAGAGGGTATTTCGATTCCAGCTCCAGCCTGGACTGAAGAGGTCATCTCTCTTCTGAAGCACCAGCTGGCAGCCCAAAACCAGACAAATCAGCTCCTACAGCAGCTTGTGGATGCTCAGCCTGGTCACCCGGACGCGTTCGCTGAAATCATGGAGCGAGCTTTGAAGCGTGCCGATGAGGCCCGAGCGAAAAGAACGCAAGATGCTTGAGGTGACCGTGGTAGTTCGGGAAGCCGGCAAGCTGAAGCCCGACTTCTCCTTGCCGTTCCGCCTTCCGGCGCTGCCGCGTGAGGGCGAATACATATCGGTAACACGGCCAGATACGCCCGATCCGTGGAGCGAAGACCTCATCGTCCGCAAAGTGTGGTGGCGCCTGTTCCACCCAGAAACGGGGGGCTTTAGCCAAGGTGACGCCCAAATCGGAAAGGTCACCGAAATCTTTGTCGAGTGCGATCCAGCCATTGGTCCTTATTCGAGCGATCGGTGGCGAGACTCGCTCTCGTCCTCGAAGGTCGAGACGTTCGAAGTGGAGCGGTTTTCGCTTCGACAATCCGACATCGGCGGATGAGAGCACGATGACCTCAGATCGAATGTCCGAAGTGCGCCTCTGGCGCGATGTTCAGCTCTTCCGCTGGTATGGAGACGAGAGCGCGGCAAGTCGTCTCCGTGAGCATGGTTCGATCAACGAGAGCGTGCGAGCAGTCGATGCAATGGCTGCGCCTACCAGCGATGAGCTCGGTTGGACCGACGTGACTGGCGATCCGCTCGACCCGTCCCATCCTTGGTGGGGTTATCAGGGGCCGTCAGCGGTCGAACTTCGGGCTCAGCGTGCGGGGCTGCCTTGGCCCCCTGAGATTGACCCCGACCCATATAGCCAAAGCTAAGCCGCATCCCTGGCCTCGATCTCCCTGACCAACTCGACCATGGCGGACAATCCGACGTCGTTGGCGGCCTGCTCCCTCTCGAAGGCGCGGTAGGCATCGCCGACGACGCGGACAACTGCCCGCCTTAGCGACGGGGAGAACCTGATGGCCCGCTCGGGCTCATTGGCTTTCCTGGCGCATGGGGGCGCCCAGATTTCAATCTTCTCCCTGCCTTTGACATAGGCACAGCCGCGCAGCTCCATGATGCCCTCCAGGTGGACATCGAAGTAGGCGAGGATGACGTTCTCGCCGACTTGGGCGTCTTTGACGGTGCGAATGCCGGTGACCTTGATGGGCATGTGGTTTCCTTCCTAGTTGAAGCTGATCTCGTCGATCCAATCGGATTCGAAGATGGAGGGGCCGGCGTCTGAAGCCTGGGCGCGGGCGATGGCCATGGCGGCCGCTACGGCGCCGTCGATCTTCTCGGCCGACTTGGATTTGATGAAGCGGGCGGTGTCGCCCTTGGGCCCGCGGTCGATGACGGCGTTGTTGAAGTTCCAGCGCAGCACCGGGTGACCGCCATGCCGCAGCTTGCCCGAGATCAGGGCACGCTCGGTTTCCATGATCGCCGGCGTCATCGACAGCCAGCCTTGGCGGAAGTGGACCACGTTGATGCCCATATCCTGCAGCCGGGGCACGATGCCGGCGGACATGGCAGGGTCGATGGCCAGTTCCTGGATCCGGTAGCGCTGGCTGATCTCCTCGATGACGGTTTCGACGTAGGCATAGTCGACGACGTTGCCGGGCGTAGCCGTCAGGTGGTCAGCCTCGGCCCAGGTCAGATAGGGCACCTGATCGCGCTCCTGGCGCTTGGCCAGATTGTCGGCGGGGCAGAAGAACCATGGCCGCAGGGAATAGCCCCCGTCGTCGTCCCTGAAGGCCGCCACGATGGCCGTGAGGTCCTGGGTGCTGGATAGATCGACCCCGAGCCAGACCTGCTCTCCCTCGCGGGCGTCCCAATCGATCGGCGCGGCGCCGCGATCGTAGATGTCCATGTCGAGCCAGGGGTCGGGCGCCCCGTCGGACCAGATGTTCAGGTAATAGCGTTTGAACGCCTCGCGCTGGGCCGGGATCTCGGCGGCCTGTCGGGCGGTGACACGCATCTCTTCCAGAGAGCGGAAGCCCGAGGCGATGGCCGGATTGACTGCGGCCCAGACCTCTTCGTCCTGCCAGCTGGCGTCCTTGTCGGCTTCGAACAGTATCGGCAGGAAGGTGTCGTCCACCACCTGACCAGAGGCGACCTTCTTGGCGTAGGCGTAGAGCTCGTAGGCCAGCCCATGGACGCCGGAGCCGGCCGTGGTGATGACGATGGACAGGGGCTCCTCGCGCTTGCCCATAGACTGCCGCAGCACGTCCCACAGTTCGCGCTTGGGCCAGGCGTGGACCTCGTCCGCGATCAGGCAGGAAATGGACAGGCCGTGCTTAGAATAGGCCTCGTGTGAGATCGCCTTGAGGGTGGAGCGGGTGTCTGGGTGCTGGATCGTCTTGTAGGAGGGGAGCACCTTCGTGCGGGACTTCAGGACCGGCTCCTGGGCGATCATGCCAGAGGCGGCGTTGTAGGCGATCGAGGCTTGTTCCCGGTCAGCGGCGGCGACGACGACCTGGCCGCCGGCTTCCTTCTCGGGGCCGACCAGATGCAGCAGGCCCAGGCCGGCCGACAGGGTTGTCTTGCCGTTGCCCCGAGGGAGCAGGATGAAGACGGTGCGGACGCGGCGCTGCCCATCCTCGCGGGTGTCGCCGTAGATCCGGCGCACGATGCGCTCCTGCCAGCGGGCGAGTTTAAACCGCTGCCCGGCAAGCTTTCCCTCGTGCAGCTTCAGCTTCTGGATGAAGGCCGCCGCTCTGGCGCCTTTGCCATGCGGATCGGGTATCGGGCTGTCGTCAGTCCACCAGGTCACCGAAGCCCCCATTGTCGTCTGCATCGACGCCAAGGGCAGGGCGGGAACGAGAGACGGGCGTGAGGCCCAGTTCCGCCGCCATTTGGCGAGCGAGGGTCATGGCGGTGTGCATCACGCGCAGCGCCGGGTGTGGACGAGGGACGCCCTTGTCGCCTTCGAAGAAGAGGCTGGGCAGGCCAGAGAGTGTCGCCTGACAGTCCCTGACCTGACCGACCGCCAGGCAGTAGTTTTCGAGGCTGCCAAGATCGCCGTCGGTCAGGATCCTGCGATCCGTCAGGACAGGTGCGCAGCGGTCCCATTCCTTGGCAGCGGCGGCCGGCATCCATGACGGCGCGGCCGGCGCGGCTTGTAGAGGGCTATCGTCCTGGCGAAGGTTCGGCTTGTCACCCCGCATGGTCATCGGGCCTCCGAGGCTTCACCAGAGCGGCCGTCCAACGGCGAGCGATAGACATCAGCTCTTCCGTCGACTGCTTCACGGTCGAGCGGCGAATGACGTCCTGTCCACCGATCAGCTTGGACAGCAGGGGAATGCGACGCGCTCGGTCGAGCGAGGCGACGGTGTGGGCGTGCCAGGCGGTCAGCCGGAAACGCCGCCCTTCGGCGTTCGCTCTTCCCTCGGCGACGACGGCATAGAGCCGCGGCGTGATCGAGAAGAACTGTTCCGGCCATCCACCCATCTCGCACCAGCCGATCAGGAGACCGTGCCAGTCCCAGCCGTCGCCTTCTGAGGGCGCGACCTGGACTTGCCCGCCTCCGGGAAGGCCTTGGACAGGGTCTTGGCGATCAGTTCGGCCGCTTCGAGGATGCCGACCTCGGAGATCAGGCGGCCGGCCTCTTCCTCGGTGCAGCCGTGGTGCTCCAGCAGGCCCGCCCAGAACAAGGTCCTGAGATTGGCCATGCTGACGTTCGCCCCCAGCAACTCGCCGATCTGCGACGTGCTGACCTGAAGCTTCTCCTCCAGGGTCACCAGCGCATTGATCGTGTAGACCAGGACGTAGTCATCGGCGCCGGCCTTGAAGCCGACTTCGCCTTTCATGGGGTTGGCCATCAGTCGTTCTCCCGCAGGACGGCGCCGGACACCTTGATCGTGACGGTGGCGGTCATCCGGTCATCGTTCGGAGCGGCCGGCTCGTAGCCAGTGATGATGCCCTCGAAGGTCCAGGTGGCGAGGTTGGGGAAGACGATCCGGAAGGTCTTCGCTTCGCGCGCGTGCAGCGCCGTGACGATGAGCGTCTCGCTCGCCGAGCCTGGCAAGAAGGTCATCTCAAAGGACGCCTCGCCCGGGTCGATGATGCCGGCGACCGCCTTCATGTAGGGCGAATCGAGCGTCGAGTAGGTGACGGCGTTCACGGTCTCGTTGGGAGGCGTGATCTCCGAGACCTCGGCGATGGTGGTGAAGGTGCCGGGCGTGGCGCTTTCGATTTGGAACTGAGAACCGTTCCCGATGGATGCTAGGGCAGTCATGTGTTGGCCTCCTGGTGCCAGACAGAGATGTCGATGCGGGTGTGGAAGAGCGGCTGCTGCGGATCAGTGCGGTCCACGGTGTCGCTCTCGGATTCGATGAAGATGCCTTCGAGCACGGTGCCGGCCGCGACCGTCCGACCGTGAGGCAGGGCGGGCACGACGGCGCGGCTCAAAAGCTTGGCGTCCTTGAAGGAGAGGCCCCAGCAGTCGATCTGCACTGTGCTGGACACCAGGCCGGTACGGCCCTCCAAGGTTCGGTCTCGCCTGCCGCTGACGCGATGAAGGGTCAGGGCGGGAAGTTCGAAATCGTCTGGTCGTGCTGACCAGTTCACCCGGTCGCCGGCGATCGTCGCGACCGCTGGGCTGCCGAGCAGCAGGGATGTGATGGCTTCCTCCATCAGGAGCCTCCTTTCGTCTTGAGGGCTTTTCGGGCGGCTCGTTTGGCGGCGACGTCGATGCCGGCGGCGAGGTTGGCCTTCACCGCTTCGAGCGCAGCTTCCTTCTCGGCATCCCAGGCGGGGCGCATGAACGGGCGCGGCGTCTGCTTGCGGTTGCCGAACTCTTCCTGAATGCCCTGCGGTTGCCGGCCTGGGCCCATGTGGACCTCGATCCGATTGACCCGCCGATAGCCCTTGCCCTTCGGCCGTCCCGACGTGATGCCGATGCTCTCGCGAAGCTCTCCGGTGCGATCTTGGGCGACGTTCTGACGGGCGGCCTCGGCCATAGGCTCCAGGGCGTCACGGAGGCTGCGCCGGCCGACATTTCGGGCAGTCGAAAGCTTCAGCCCGGCAAGGGCCTGGTCGAGCTCACGGAGGCCTTGGACGCGGACCTTCACAGCGCCGCTCCTTCTGCGTGGATCTCGATGTAGCGACGGCCCAGCGGTCGGACTTCGCGGATAATCACGACGCCGCCGTCGACGCGGACGCGGTCAGTCGCCTTGATGTCTGGTTGCCGATGGGTGCGGAGAACGATCTTGCGAGACGTCTGCACGCCGTCCGCCGCAAGGTAGTCGCGGCCGCTTTGCTGGACGCGCTGAGCCATGGCGGTCGTCACCAACGCCTCGCCCTGGACCGGGGCGTTGAACTGGTCCCGGGCGGTCTCGCCGTCGCGCACGATCTCGATGTAGGTGTCGAAGGAGCCGAGCTTCATCCGAACACCCATGGGCGTAGGTCGGCGAGCAGGACGCGGGCATCGTCTGGGACGGCGGCTCCTTCTCTGCCCTCATACAGCGCCGCGACCGTCATCAGGACGGCCTGGTCGAAGATCGGCGGCAGTTCGTCGGGCAGGTTCTCGGACCCGATGTAGCGGCTGCAGGCGTCTATGGCGCTGTCGAGCAGGCGCGAGATCAGGGTGTCCTGGCTGCTGTCCAGGATGCCCAGGTGGTCCTTTGCGTCAACGACAGACGTGGTCAT